CCATGGGTATGGATCTTGAAGACCATGTGTTAGAAGTAAGTTCCAACACAGACAATGAAGTCCAATCAATATAGTTGTCGGTACTCTGTATTTCCAATGATGGATTGAACAATACCAGTATTTGTTCTAGCAGTTGTAACTTCTGTGTGGTATTGGTAGTCCATATGTCTAATTGTATTTTTAACAAGTATGGCACAGGCATGATACGTTCCACAGTAAAAGCATTGCCTTGCGTTTGTTCGTATGCCTGTGATGATGAATCCCAGGTACGTTGTCTAAATGTTTTCTTGTCCACAAAGTTTGGTTCTTGCATTCTGGGTCTGTCGTAATCCAGTGCAGTGATATAAAAAGTCATCAATGGTGAGTTAGGCATTTTGTTTGCTGAGTTTTCAGCAATAATGGCAGATGCTTGTCTGGATGCATCTCCATAACGTATGGGTACTCTGGTCAATGTAGGAGCACCTGCATCCGATCTACCATACTCCACTTGAAAATTAGAAAAGATTCTTGTGAACTGCAACAAGAAACGTCTAATCTGATCATCATAAAAAAACTGTTGTGCCATTAAACTGTGAACTCCTGGTTACTAGTACGAAAGTTAGGTTTACGCATAATGGTTTTGCCTATAAGTTCTAGTTCACCTTTGTTATTTACATCTATTACAAAAGGCATGTTAATATCTGTTCGCATGTCTTTCATAACTGCTTCTGCTTCATCTGGAAGTTCAGCAATACGTTTACCATGTTTGTGATATACTTCACGAAATAATCTAATCAGTTCTGCTGGCGTGATAGGTTTGCGATTTCTTTCATCATTCAGTCTGTCATGAAAGTGTCGAGTAAACTCAACGTCAATGCCAAGTTTAGAAAACAATCGATCAGCATATGCTTCTACTTGGTCCAACACCTGTGTTGTAATACCTGTGAATTCCATTAAACGCATTAGTTATCCTTTTTAGGTCTCAACAGATCAGACAGTGATTGTCTTGAATCAATGTTGCCTCTATCTTTGGTACTAATTTTAGCAGTATTGTTGACAAATGATGATCTTTGTGTTTTGTTATCTGCACCTGGTGTTAGTGTGGTTCTTACATTGTCCTCTACTTTGACAAAACGTGTGCCATCATATCTAAACAATCTATTTGGATAATAATCTAATCTCAATACATAATCTCCTTTGGATGGTGATGATGGAAATGCAGTACCTGTAGTAACAGGAGCACCATTTGGTGGAATGTCATTGCCAGTTAAATATCCAACTAGATAACCACCTGCCTGTGCTGATGACCCTGCAACTGCTGTACCATCATTGGTTTTATTCTCAGATGATTTTGGTACATCACCTTCAGTGGGTAACACATAAAACTTACCATTGTCATAACCTGACTTGGGTACTTCTGCTTCTGCCTGTGCTAGTATCTGATCATTAATTTCTAAATTCTTTTTCTTTTGTGATACAAAGTCTTCAATGGTACCTGCTGATGGATTGTCCGGATCCAATGGCTTGTTTAATATATCATTGTATTCTTGTGATGCACTCAATGGTGTCATCTTCACTCGCCATAAATGTGGCAACCATGTTTGTGAAAATCCTTCAGAGGCAAAAGCGGCATCTTGTATCACATAATATCTGGGTAATGCTTTTGGTCCAGATGTGTCTAAAGGATGATAATCTTTTAAGTTTGGAAACTCCACCACATCTCCTGCCATTAACTTTCTGCCTAATGCATCAACCATGTCGTTGTAATGAAAGGTCACAAACAACGTGTCACCATTCATGAACAATCCAAATTGTGTTAGATCAAAATCAATATCGGCGGCATTGTATACACCACGTAGAGTGTACACAGAATCATCATACTCACGATCTCTGTTTTCCAAAAACAATACATCTTCAATGAACAATGGATTGGATTCATCATACGTGGGTCTGGTTGCATCAGCACCTTCATGACCTTCACGTGTGGCAGAATCACCTACAGTTTTTGGTCCAAGGTATTTGTGAATGTGTAAATCAAGACCGCCAGCAGTATACATTTCTCTGATTGTGTTGTCCAAAAATTTGTAGTCGCTGGTTTTATTGGGTCTGTATAAACTTAATTTGGGCATTGCGTTTCCTTGTTTGTATTATTTATCAGGTTTAATAATACCAAAAGATATTGTTTTGATGCTCTTTTTACTAGTAATTTTTAAATTGTTATATATAATTAAACTTATGTTAAAAAAAGTTGAGAATAAAAGAGACCAATTAGTACAATGGCTCAAAGATAATTTTAGTCAAGGTTTGGCAGAACACATGAAAAACATTGATGCCAAATGGTTGCCCAAGAAAGCCTGTACCTTGGCCTCAAAAGCATTAGATGGAAAAGAGTTAAATGAAAAAGAACGAAATGAAATTATCAAAGAATCCGACAGTGCTTACCGTAAAAAAGAAAGAGCCGAACTTTCTGAAAGCACACTCATCATCAACGAAAGGAAAAAACCTGAGAAGCCTAAAAAAAGCATACAAGAAATAATGATTGCAAAAGCCATGGACTGTCAATCAGAATTAGAAAACCAATGGGATGAATACATTGATTCAGAAATCAAAGCCAATCAAAAGTTTCCTAAATTCAGAGAGTACATGAAACTGCACAATGTATTACCACAACACATACACATCATCAAAGAAGAATGGATCATGTTGAAAGCAGAAATTGATGGTGCTATTGAAGGCGAAGACGAACAACTAGTAGAAGGATACTCCAACTACAACAAGAATCAATTAAAAAACATGAGCAGATACTGTGAAGCAGTGTTACAGGATTGTGATGCATATGTTGTATGGAAAAAAGCATCTGTGAAGCCAAGACAGAAAAAATTAAAAACTCCTGAACAAATGGTTAAAAAATTACAGTACTGTGAAGCATACGATGAACTAAAATTAAAATCCATTGATCCTGCAGACATTGTGAGAGCCACACAGATATGGGTGTACAATGTTAAGAATCGTAAATTACAATACTACAAAGCAGAAGAGAATTCAGGCTTTGTTGTTAAAGGTACAACTATATCTGGATTTCATACCACAGAAAGTCAACAAAAGACTTTGCGTAAACCAGCAGAAACTTTGAAAAAGATCAAAGTGGCATCCAAAGACAATGCTAAAATGGCATTTGACTTGTTGAAAACTACTGGTACTGCATGTAATGGCAGATTCAATAAAAATTTGGTTATCATAAAAGCCAATTAAAGTTACATAATTCAATAAAATATTACACAAAGTTTACAAGTTTACATCACTGACATGTAAACTTCCTTACACCTTTTACACTATTACGACAAGGTTTTGTCCATTTTAGGTTGTATTTGTAAACAAAATGTCATATATAATAGTATATAAGCAATTATATATTTTAAAGGGTTTCCACAACATGAGGTTCATAATCACAACTATTGTATCAATACTATTGATGCAACCCGTTGGCGCCAAGCCATTCACAACCATGGAAGAATATTTAAAAGCACAGATTCAGCAACGTGCTCAAGCCATGGACAAAGCAGAAGCAAGAATGCAATCCCAGAAGACAAAAGCCTGCAACTCTAATATTGATAAGGATTCATAATGAAAATTATTTTAGCAACTATTGTATCTTTCATGTTCATATCTGCTTCTATTGGATGTGAACTTCCTAAACCTACTAAGGCCTGGTTAGGCACTAATTCTAAATTCTCCAAGAATGTCGAAACAGGTAAATGTGCATTAGATTACGCATTAGCGGATCTCAGTGTCAAAGAAAGACAGGTAATAGCAAAACTTATTGCCGGTGCATACAAATACGATACAATTGACAAACCACTAGTCCCAGGGTTCTAAATTTATATCTGCTCCTGATGTTGATAAATACTTGCAACATCGGAGACAGGTATGGCTACATTAGCAGAACTTAAACAAGATTTATTTACATACGTTGAAAAACGATTAGGTGGAGGCATCATTGATGTTGAACTAGATCCTGATCATTATGAAGTGGCGTATGAAAAAGCATTGGGTGTGTACAGACAAAGAGCACAAAATGCCTTTGAAGAATCCTATGCAGTACTTGAACTTCAAGAAAATGTAAAC